ATTACCAGAACCAGCACCAGTTCCACAAGAACAAGGATGTTACCCTGTTAGAAAATACGATATGTCAAAAGTTAACCCATTAAGTTATGATAATTATAGTATGGTATAAGCTCTTAATATACTTTATCATTTATATTTATATTTATATTTATATTGTTACGATTTAAATTTGAGTTATTTAAATTTATCTCGTCCATTATATTAACAAGATACGTTAAACGATCTATTATATGTTCATAAATTAATGAGTGATTTAGGATGTGATAGAGGTTTTGTTGTTAGAGTAAACAAAAAAATCAATAAAATGAACCATATATAGAAAAGTTTGTAAAAATTGTAAACAAAAATATACCTGCAATTGATAAACTACTTATAATTTAATCTTCTATAACACAATGTTTTAACAATTCCGTTGTTGTATTCACATTATTAGATTCTTCATCAATGTTTTTACTTTTTTTTGTAATTTTCAAACACTTTACATCTATATTTTCTATTTCGTGATCATCTAAATTTATTTGTGTATAAATCGTACTAGCATTTTCAAAATGGTTTTTATAAAAAATCTTTCTTTGTGAAGATTGATTTTTATAAACTGAAAAATTGTCATGTAAATCAACAATCAAAGGATTTCTCTCAGTATGTGATTTTCTAAATATTCTTCCAACTATTTGTTCTAGTTTTCCACTTTCAGCTTTCACAGAATTTTTTAAATGACCTATAAACTTTTTAGGTGTTATTAAAATTAATGTATCCAATTCTCTTTCTGATACACCTTCTCCAAACGCACTAAATGTAGCCAAAATAACTTGACTCGATCTACTACGAAGTAATTCTGTTTGTTTCATTTGACCTAAAAATAAACCATATGTAAATGTAACACTATTATCTTCATCTAATAAATTTTTCATATCTTTTAAATGATCTCTTCTATCACTTAATACCAGTATTTTTCTTTTTTCACGATTAACCAAATCTTTAATCATTTCTAATACCAATTTATTTCTCTTTGGCATTTTAATTAATTCAGATAGCATTGATGTAAATTGTATCTGTTTCTGCCCGGTTATTTTATTTGTAACTGACACTTCCTCATAATCAGAACTATCTATCTTGACAAATTTTAATATAGGAGCTAATCCCTCTCTAATACAATTCGATTCATATATTATATCACCAATGTGATATTTGAATACATATTCACAACCATCACTTCTTTTTGGCGTTGCTGATAAACCAATTGTATATTTACAACATAATTTCCCTAATACTTGTGAAAAAACACGACTTGAAGTATTATGACATTCATCCATAACTACACAACCGAAACCTTCGAAAAAACTATCAGGATATTCTATTCTAGCTAAACTTTGTAACATTGCAATTACTATATCACAATCATCAATTTTGACATTATTTTTACCTTGAATAAACCCTACTTCAATACCAGGTAAAAAACGTCTAATTTCCGATTCCCATTGACGCATAAGAGGAATTTTATTCACAACAACAATAGTTTTTGTTTTTAATTTTGATAGTACATTTATAGCCATAAACGTATTATGTGTCACTGTAAAATCACCAAGGACATATCTGTTATTACCATCTATTTCAAAACCATAATAATCATCATAATCTAATCGTTTAACTGTTATACCAGTGACTAATACATCTTTTATCTGTCTTCTTTGATGTGCCCTTTTTCTAACACAACGTGTAGGAATAATGTCAGTGTGTCCAGATATACATATTCTGTAATAATAGCTTGATTTATACTCACCTTTGTACCAGCATCCTTTTTTTTGTTTACTTTTATAACAAGAAAATCCTAAACTTCTACATAAATAAATAATATCATCAATCATCTTTTCTGATTTTTTGATGATTTCAAATACACAACCTTTATCTAAATACCCATCTGAATCTATTATACCAGCCAATAATTGTAAACGATTTTCACGAGAGTTATACTTGTAAATATCAGGAATATGCTTATTATTAATCAAATTACACGACTTGAGCTCATTTAAAAAATTATTAGAATCTGGTTTACCAGAACCACTCCCATTAATATTATATACATATGTATTTTTGTCATTTTTGTCATTTTTTTCACTTTTATATTGCAAATAACAACCAAATTTTGGTAAAGTTGTTTTTAAATAATGCAAAATAATAGAATCTTGATTAGTAATTTGACTAAATATAGAAGTTTCTTTACCGACTTCATCGATAGACGAAAAGGTACCATCTCCCAACCATAATCCTATTATGTATGGGTCAAAATTTAATGGTTTTTCATCGAATTCTATTGCAACTTTATATCCTTTTAATACGTGTCGAATACATTTTGGTAGTTTTACATAATCTGTAACTGAAATTTCTACAATTTTTTGTTGTTTAATGGTTTTCATAAATTCTACAGCTCCAAGTTTATCATTTATTTTAAAACATCGACTTTTAAAACTAAAATTTTCAAACCACCGAACTTCCCATCTGTTCTTTACGTTTGATTTTGATAATGTTGGATTACTTGATACTTTTAAACAAAGAATATGTTCTTGATTTACCGTATACTTTTCTCCTTTTGTTGGAATAATATCGTACATAATATCTCTACCCCTTGCTAATGACAAGACTCTTCTTGGTGTGCTATCATCTCCCATTAATAAATCACCTATAACTATATCTTGTACAAGTTTTATCTTACCATCAAACATCAATATTTCTGTATCAATTTTGTGACATTTTCCCGTACCTGTAGCAGCCTTTAAAATTCCTCCGCCATTTTCTCTACACGCATTTACTAATGCATTCACTGGTTCTATCTGATTTGGAAATAATATACCATTAAAATTTACAGAATCATTATCCCATACTTTTCCAATATAATTTGGTAAAAATTTATTTGGATTACCATATCTAGTTATTCCATACATTTTTGGAATATATAATTTATTTTTCGTCTCCGTATATATATTATAATTTACATCTGTCTTATTATATGTATTATACTTGTCATCTTGCAATGGTCTTGCTATTAAATTCTTTCTCAAAAAATCCAACTCCTCTTGATCCAATGATTCTTTTTTAATTACATAACCTCTCTTAGAAAGATATGTCCCTAATGGCACTTCCCTAGACGACATTTAATATAATATATATTAACATCAAATTCATTTTTAAATTAATTCAAAATCATTTAATTAATTTATTTAAATTTTACAACAAATTTGCTAGAAAAAAAGCAAATAACATTTCCAAACTAATTTTTTCTGCCATACCATTATTCGTCAGTTTATCATCCGATGTAGGTGTAGATGTAGGTACATATGTTGGATAAGTATGTTCATTTACTGTAGTAGTGGAATGATTATGATCATCACTTTTAACTGGATCATCATTTAACGTATTTCTATCATCTGTAAATTTATCATCTGCTTGAGCATAAATCATTGTGTTCAAAATAAAAAAGAGAGTTTTAAAATGCATCTTTTATAAAGTATATATTTTTTTATCTTTAAATATTTTAAATTATCATTGTTCACAAAATTAATTATCAACAATACCTCTTCTACTTGATATTTGGAAGCCTTCTGTAACATCAACAATTTCTGTAATTTGCAAAGTAAAAGAATAATCTAAATCATTAAATTCATAATCTGATCCATCGTAATTTAACATTGAAAATTCCAATTCGTTTAATTGATTTAATGGTACTGTATCAAATATTTTTGGATTACTTAAATAAGAAAATACCATACTACCAGGTGATTGATCAAGTGTAACTCTTGCAAAAACATTTTTAACATTACCAGTATTCATCATCGTAGCTAACTGAGGACAACACAAAAATGAATAATTTTCTCCTTGTAAATTGATAGATCTATTTAATAATGTATTTTTTGTATTTGTTTGTTCACCATTAAATCCGTGCAATAAACTACTTATATATACATTATTTCCTCCACCTGTCTCTGATTTGCTTGACAAACCGTTTTCATTGTAAAAAGTAAATGCATTTTCATCTATAATATCTCTAACTGTAAAACTACGACTGTTAATATCATTAGGATTTACTTCCCCTACCCTATTAACACCGTATAAGTAAAAATCTTGATGGAAATTTGTTATACCACTATTACCAGATGACGTAATCGGAAAACTATATGGTATTGTAAAAGTATCAGATGAAGTAACTGTTATATTGTAACCACCATCTATATCAGGACTACAATTCGTATTTGCTAACCTTACCATATCACTTGACGAATAATTATGAGATAATTGAGTTTGGACCAAGATTAAATTACCATAAGTTTGACCAGTAGGAAATCCTGATGTATTTTGAATACTTATTATTTTATTAAATCCGTGATATGGAAATGATACTGTTGTCAAACCTGTATTTATATAGGCTCTATTTAAATCAATATCATCCTGAATAAAGGAACTTATTGGTGTATCAATTACAATAGTATTACTATTTGGTATAGCCAATATTTTATGTGTAAACAACTTTGGAACAGATATAAAATTAGAAAAATGAATACTATCTCCAACTTGCAATTCGTGATTTGGACAAGTAAATGTAGTAGTTGACAACCCTAATGTCACACCTGTTATAGGAACTGTATGTGTAGTCAATGGATTATTTCTAGGTATATATCCATCTAAACCAGGATCACGTATACTTCCACCTGGTGGACTTGATCCACCTTCTGGTATAGAACCAGGAATTACAAAACTACTAGAATCAAATACATTAAATATAGTATACGTTTCATCTAGATTCGGTGTAGTTGTTGTATCATACATTGTAACTGTCTTACCTATATCATTAATCGTATAATTATGATTACCAAAAGTAGACACTAATACAGTATTCAATTCGCTATTTGTAATAGAAGATATATCAAATGTTTTTCCAGAAAATGTAATCTGACCACTATCCAAACTTTCTATTAATAAAGTATCGTCTAATAATATCCTAAATGATACAGTTGAAACTATTTGAGTAATTCTTCTATTACCATTCACAGAAGGTGTTGTACCACTGCCACTAATAACACAAATTGAACCTAAATTAGAATTATTGATACCGTGTGGTGTTTTTGTTACAATAGTAGCTTGATACAAATTAGCAATTGATTTTATATATGTTTTTATTAAGTCTGAACTATTTTCTAAAGGAAAACCGATATTTTGAGCAATAGTGCTTGATTTTTCTCCAAATAAAAATTTAAAGGGGGCAATTCTACCAGTTTTTACTGTATTTCCACCCCCTTGTAAAGTTTCAGCTGCTTTTATATTAATTTCAAATTGAAAGATGTCATCATTTATTTTTGTTATTTTATGTGATGTATTTAATGTAGTTGATGGTATACCAGCCAATGTTTTGGCACCTTGCAAATAAACTCTCTCTCCATTTAAATAACCGTGATCTGTCAAATTTACTTGTACAATCGATGTGTTTTCTGAAGTTTGAATTGAATTGTTTGACAATTGTTTTAAAATAAGAGATGTAAATGTTACTATATCTGTATCTATATCCAATGTCACTATAAAATAATGATAATCACCTGTTCTATCTTTTCGTTTAATTGTAGCCAACTTACTCGTCATTTCATTTTGTAAACTTGTAGAAATATAACTACCAATTCTTAATTGAACACTATATTCTGGATACGTATTTGTAATTGCATTAATTTTATTTAATTCTATATCTTCCTTATTCGCCCAATATATATTATGATTCTTATTATTTATAACAGCATTTGTATTTGGAAACTCCATACTTGCCAATTTTATACTTTTCACATTGTAAAATGATCTTCCTAGAAAAATTTTAAAGTTACTAGGTTTTGCATATATAACTTTATCTCTATCACGAGAATCTATACTCACATATGTAATAACCTCACGAGTTTTTCTATTTGTATTTGTATTATTATTAGTATTCACAGCATTTGTAGTATTTGTTGTATTTGTTGTATTTATACTAGATGGTTTTTTTGAAAAGATATTTGTATTTATTAAATTATTTTCATCAGTTTCTTCCGTCAAATTTATACTACGAATTGACATCCTTTCTATACTATCTCTTAAACGTCGTTCTTCATTTATACTCTTTTCTCTTTCATAATAACGTCTAAATTCATTTGATTTTTGAGAAGATATCTCAGCTTCTAATTCAGGAGTTGGAACATATGTATTCGTATATAACAAATCATTTTCATCCGGATCCATTATACTTTCTTAAAATGCTTTAATAAATTTTTATTTATTAAAATACGTAACCATCTAGTTTATTCATCGTTTACTTGTTTTTAATGAATCTATCAATAATAAAATAAACAATCCAAACAACACATAAGAAGCAACTTCCATCATTTCTTCTCTTCTATAGCGATCATTATCTATGCCTAATTGTTTTGTAATAATTTTTTTACAATAATCACATTCGTAAATGTGTTTTATATAAATATCACATTCTTTATCTTGAAATTGTTCTATATTACTCGTTTCCACATTCTTACTCGTTTCCACATTCTTACTCATTGCTGGTTTGGGTTTGGAATTACCTATACTACGTTCAACATATTCATTTGGTAAATTGTAAAAACTCAAATTATTTTGGTTTTTTGGTATATCATATGATATTTTTGCATATTCATTTTTCAAATTTGACATTGGTTCAATTATTTTATTACCCTCTGTAACAAAAATATCCTCTTGATGTACTTTATAATTTGGTGTACTATTATCTGCTTTAGGTAATTCAGTACTTGGATACATTGTATTTATATTATTATACAAATTCTCATCATATACTTTGTTTGAATTCTCAAAATTGGGAAATACACTCTTTATATACGAATAGCTCATCTTACTATTATATCCTGAAAATAATTTTACATATTATCTAAATTTATTTTCCTCATAATTATTAGATAATATGTTTAAAGATTTCTTTGTACAATTTATAAAAGGTATTATTTTGGGCTTAGTATACTTTGAAATCACAAAAGCAAATGATACAACATTTGAAAATATAGTGTTATTTACTACATTATATCTTACTATGGTATATGGCGCTTATGTAATAGATATGGATAAAAATGTTATAACAAGTGCTTTCCTAACCAAAGCTGTGTTTACATTAGTAGATGAAAGAATAAAACGAAAAAAAAAACAAGATTAATAAACTCAAAATTGTAATTATCTAAACCATTTTAATTACATTTTTATTAACGTTTTCTTTATTAACTTTTTCATTTACATTACATCATTCTTAGACTGTTATTTGCCTTTCTTGGTCTACCCCTTCCACGTTTTTGATTCATTTGTATACTCTTTAATATATCATCAGATGTTTCTGTTATTTCCTGACGTTCTTTTTCACGTTTTCTTTCTTTCATTGTTTTTAAAATATTATTCAAATCAATATCATCTTGAATATTACCTGGATCTTTCATTTTAGATGGCATTATATCGTCCGTAGTCTCTGTAATTACATCTTTTCTATAATTATTCAATTCAGATGGGTTTGGAATGTACTGTTGATTGTATTGTTGTTGATGTTGATTGTATTGTTGTTGATTGTAT